AATTAAAAAAGAGTTAAATTCATATAATGCAGTACCAGGTCTTAAATTAGACTTTAATACTCTTTCAGCAATAAACACTAAGTTTGGTGGAACAATTAAATTTTGTCCAGTTAGTGCAATTGGTATACCTCTATCATCTTCGGCTTGTGCTATTTGAATTAAAAGTGTCTCCAAAGAAGTTTCACTTAAATCAGCAGCAGTTCCTAATTTGTTAGAAGCTGTACCGCCACCACCTAATGGGTGTGAAGCAGACAACAAAGGTTGTCCATCGCCACCTAATTGTGATGAGCTAGTTGCATTGTTTAAGATGTTTGCACCTTTTATTTCTTTAGTATGTTGCATTGATCTTGCTAAAGCTCTAGCATATTTTGCACCTAAAGATCCGTATAAACCATCTTCTTCAGCTTCCTCAGTAATTGAGAATGCTAAAGCAATAGTTTCATGTACGTATCTTGATACAAATCCTTCTCTGCCAGATTCATAAGATATTGCAGCACCTTCAGCTTTTGTTGGTGCAGCTCCGAAGCCGATCATTTGTACATCTTCTTCGAAAGCTTTTTGTGATTGCTCTGTAGAGTATATTTCTCTCCATTGTTCTGGATATCTGTCATACTCCATACCAAACACGGTATTTAAACCTAGATTGAGCTGTTTGGTAAATAGTGCTCTATTTAATGCCATTGTTCAATCTCCTTAGACACCAGCCTGACGAGTACCGTATAAGTGTAAGTTAATTACAACTTCTACGTCAGCATCAGCTCCGACATCATTGTTTGGTTTGTCTACTAATCTTAATATTCTCAAGACTTTAGCAGTAGTAGCAAGTGTACTAATATCTAATTCGTCTGTTGAATAACCGAAAGTAGTGTTTGCAGTACCAATTGTAACATTAGCCAATTCACCTACGTTTGCGTTTGCGAATGTGCCGTTACATTGAACTTGGTATGTTATATTTGGATCGTCATACACTAAAGCCTTTACTGCAGTATTAGCTTTTACAGCTGTACTTGCATTCCAGATTTTAGAGAACTTGACATCACCAGTAGAGTTTTCAATGTATTCCACTCCGTAAAATACACCTAATGCTGTTCCGCCAGCAGTACCTCTAATCACTGTACCATCTGTAGTCATAGTTACTAAGTCTCCAGATGCGATTGCAGTACCGTAGCTATTAGCAATAGGGTATTCTTGTGGTCTGATAACTCCACCTGTTAAGTGCCTCAAAGGTACGAAACCAATGGGTGTGTTAGCATTTGCCATTTTTTAGTCTCCTATTTATAGTTACTCTTTAAAGCCTCCTCTAGTAACTGAAGTCTTGAAGGACTTCTGAATAGGATTTCCAGGTTGTTCTACTTTGTGGATATCTTGTTCGACCGATCTCATTAAGTTTTCAGTCATTCTTGCGTAATACATATTACGTTCATTTACCATTTCTTCTGGCATTTCACAGAGTAGCATTCCTTCGATACCTATATGACCAGCAAACTTACCATGTTCTATCGTTGGAAAATGTTCAGCATTCTTAACCGTTTTAGGGTCACGAGGTTGCCAACCTTCTCTCAATCGTTTGGCTACGTTTGTCGGTGTTTCCTGACCTAGAACCATAGTTGCAATCCATCTCTGTTTGTAACCAGGTCTTGGTTCAGGAGCCTCCAATAAATTACTAGGGCGCCATTGTGAAACTTTTGCTTTATCAGCTCTAGTTTCATTATTTATTTTATTACTCATAGTCGTGCTCCTTTACCTTCACGTATTGCTGCTAAAGGTTTTTACTTCTTTAGCAAATCGCTTTAGTGCCGCTTCATCATTGATATCAATACCAAAAGTTTGTGCAGTTCTGATATCATCTTGAGTTAGCTTAACTCTATTACTGTCTGTTCCTTTTTTACGAGAAACTCCAGCTACAGGAGATTGCACTCTGTTGTTTTTTTGTACTACATTTTCATTACTTTGAACAGTATCTTTTTCCTCTTTAGAAAAATAAGCCATTCCAGATGCTTTAAGTCTTTTATCCATTTCAATATAATAATCTGGATCATTAACATCCCAACCTTCTTCAGTAAGTTCTGCATCTATGCCATAAGCCATAGCAGTTTCTTTTCTAAAGCCAGGTTTATTAAACCACTCTCTGTTTTCTTTAACCCAATCTGCTGCTAAAGGTGGAGTTTGTGCTGGTTTTTTTTCTACTTTAGGTACCGAAGAAGATAATTCTTCAGTTTTAGACATTTGTCCTCTAATATCAGCCATTTTTTCATAAAGCTCTACTTGTTTTTCAGTATTACCTTCTTCAATAGCTGTTTTTAGATCAGCAGAAACTGACGAATAATTGTTTTTTAAAGATTTACTAGCCAAATCAAAAGTTTTTTTCTCTAACTCAGCAAGTCTTTGCTCTAAATTAACAGCTTTTTGTTCTGCTTCTGCTCTTTTTGCCACTTCTTTAGCAATTCTTTTTCGAACTTTTTCAGAATATGGCATATCATCTGAATAAGCTGGTACTTTTTTCTTATCTTCAGCTTTTATTTCAGGTGTTTCTATATTTTCTTTCTCTTTTTCTTCAGTTTCAGCTTTTTCAACTAAAGCATCAATAGGGTTTTGTGGAACTTCTATTTCTTTTTCAGTTGGATTTTCATCTAGCTTTACTTCTAACTCTTTCTCATTGTTATTTTCTTCTATCATAGTTTTCTCCTATGTTGTCATTAGTAAAAACTAACGTATATTATAATTGATGAGATATTACTTCAGGGTTTTCTAATGTAGCAATAACCTCATCATCATTAATTAACACCATTTTAACTTTTTGTACAGAAATTTTGGCTCCTGCGTATCTTCCAAATACAACCCAATCGCCAATTTTGCACCATGGTGCTTTTCTATCGCCATAGCATTCTGGTCCCATAGCAATAACTTGTCCTACAGAATTTAAATAACTTTGTTGTTCTTTATTTGTATCAGTTAAATAAATTCCTCCTTTTGTTTTTTCAACTACACCTCTTGGTCTAATTAAAATTCTATAACCAACTGGCTGTGGTACTTTTTCTGGTGTTGGTACATCACTATCAGTTGCCCATATTTCTTGACTAATCATCTATATCTCCTTCCTTATATTTTTGAGTAGTTTCTTCAATTATTTCTAGAGCTTTATTAAGCCCTACAGACATTCCTTGTATTCTTTTGAAGTCTTCAATCTTATCTACACCTTTAGATAACAAATTTTTACCTAAATCTGTGTCATACTCTTTAATCTTTTTTTTGATTGCTATTATTAGTCGTTCCATAAATTTTATTTTTTATAAATCTTAAAGTATCATTAAAATTTTTATTTAACTCAACAGAAGCTTGAGCAAATAATCTAGGTTTAATTATTGATATTGAAAGATTTTTATTTTCTAAAAATTTTTTAGCTTTTCTTATTTCTTCTGCTTTTACTGCCATGTTTTTTCCTAATAGATTCCTTTCCTTTTTTAAATATTGATGCAACTTTAGATTTACCCATAACTTTAGCTCGTTGTTCTCCAACAGTTAAAATTTGTATTTTTCTTGCGTATGGTTTATTAATTCTTTTTACTTTAGCAACTGTTTTTCTGGCATCAGTTGGTGTTGCAAATTTAATGCCTACAGTATCTTTAGGATTTTCATCAGTATAAAGTCTTCTACCAGAACCTTTAGGTTTTTTACCTGTTCCTTTTTTAGGGTCAGCCATTATTCACTTCTTCTCGCAACTCTAGAAGCTGTTTCAACTATCTTAGCTTTAGTTTCAGCATCTTTTCTTGCTTGCGTTCTTTCCTTGTCTTTTACTCCTTCAGCAAATCTAGCTTTTCTAATATTAAGCTCTTCTGCTTTTAATTGTAAACTCGCTTGTTTCTCTTGCATTTCTATTTGTTGTTTTTGTTGTTCTGGATTCGGTGGCATACTTCCCATTAAACCTTGAGCTGCTTGTGCAGCTGCAACTGCAATTCTATTTTCTTGTTCTATAGAAACTTCAGTAGTATCTTCATCTCTTAATTCTTTATTAATTTCTCCAGTTGAAGTAGGTATGCCTTCTGGTACTTGAGCTTGCATTTGTTGTTGATATAGGTAAGCCATATGTTGACCTAAATGAGCCATCATTAATGGATATAAAACTTCTTTAGCTTGTGGATTTCCACCAAACCTAGGATCCATCATAAATTGTTGGTGTACAGCAATATGAGCTTGGTGATCTTGATCTTCAAAAACTTTAATTGGTTTTCCATTCAATAAAGCCATGTTTTCAGAAACAGGATCTCGTCTAGGTGTTTCTTCATCTTGAATTATTAAATCTTGATAATCAGGAATATTTAAAGATTGTAA